CTTTCCATTTACTCATTGTTCCGCCTCCTGTGGGAGTGGTTGGGTCTGGCGATTCGATCCTAACACGGGAGGCTTTTTCTTTACCTGGAGGTGTCGCATGCGCTCAATCATGATCGCGCTGATCTTCGTAACGCTGGCCGGCTGCGCGGCCGTGCCGTGGAATCCGCAGAACAACGCCGGGCTGACCAATGTGCACATGGAGGGCTGCGGGGCGGACGAAGGCATCGACGGCCAGATGTTCTGTGACATCGCGGTCATCGACGGCAAGGAGAAGGCCAATGTGAAAGTGGTCGTAGCGAAAGGCGACGACGGGACCTTCAAGGCGAGCTACGAGGCGACCGGGGTCGCGGCCTTCGAGGGCCAGGCCCTGCGCGCGGAGGTGGAGGCGGCGGTCGCCGCGGCGATCCGCCAGGCGCTGCCGGAGATTGCCAAAGCGCTCATTCAATCAACTGCACCTGTAACTCCTTAGGAGGCCTTTATGAAAGGTTGGAAAACGTTAGCGGGCGGTATTGGCATGATTTTAACTGGGATTGGCACCATCGCGATGGCGCTCAGCGGGCAGGGGGACACGGACGTGCAGTCCGGGTTGACGCTGATCACCGGCGGGCTGGCGGTGATCGGCATTGGGCACAAGCTTGACAAAGCCCAGCCGTGAACTCGCTGTGGATCGTCTGCGCCGTCGTCACGCTGATTGTGATGTTGGTGGCGGCGCTGGTGATCTTCGCGCGCCGCGCGGCCGTGCTGAAGGCGGCGCAAACCACGGAGGCGGCGATCGATGCCAAAGATCGTGATATCGACAAGACGCTGGATGGCATGGCTGCCGCTGATCATTACGCTGTGGTTGCCAGGCTGCGCGACCACGCGCAGCGCCGAGTGCAGCGGCCGGATTAAGCCCATCCTGCCGGATGCCGACTGGGAGCGGCGCTGGACCGCGGAGGAGGTGGCGCAGATCTCGGAGCAATGCGTGGCGCTGCAAAAACTGTGCGGGACTTGCCCGGCGGCGGGCGAGTGATGGATGAGGCGGACCAGGCGGAACGTTATATCGAACGCGAGCGGGAGGCTTCCATAGCCCGCGCGCGGACTGCAGCCGTGGAGCCGCCTCTGCGAGACGGCGACGGGCTCGCCCGGTGCCTGGATTGCAAGGTGGTGATCCCGGCGGCCCGGCTCGTGGCGGCGCCCTGGGCGGGGCGTTGCGCGCCGTGTCAGGCGCGCCGAGAACAGAGGGTTTAATGAAGGAGAGTGCGATGCGATGGGCTCTGGTTCTATATATATGCATGATGCCGGCGGCGATGGCGGCGGGCATCGACTTCGATGCCGCGAAGTTCTGGCTCGACCTGGTGCAGACCGTGGGGCTCATAGCGGTGGCTGGGGTTCAGTTCCTCATTTCCCGCGACCGGGTGACGCGCGGGGCGATCAATAAGGTGGACGCCCAGGTCGAATTGATTGACCACCGGGTGATCGTGCTGGAGCAGCAGATCCAGACGGTGCCGGATGACACGACGATGTCCGATCTCTATAAAAGCATCAACGCGCTGAACCGCGAGATGGGCTCACTAAAAGAGCGCCTGGTCGCGACCAATAGTCTCCTGGATGTGTTGCATAAAGATCGCCTGGGGCATACCTCATGAGTTACCGCACTGCACTGGATGAAGCTCGCCGGCTGGTCATCCTACAACTCCTGGCCAAGACGCCAAGCTATATCGTGGCGGAGCATATTTTCTATACCGAGCTGCCCAACTTCGGGCAGGAGGTAAGCCTCGCCCAAGTTCAAGCGGATCTAGACTGGCTGAATAGCAAGGGTCTGGTGACGCTCACCCGTCCGGGGGGTGTGACCCTCGCCAAGCTCACCCAGTGGGGGCTCGATGTCGCCAAGGGCCGCGCCGTTGAGCCTGGCGTGAAGCAGATAGGCCCGGAGGAATAGAGTGGGACAGAAGTCTTCCATCACGCAGATCGACCCAGCGGTCAAGGGGCAACTGGATCAGATGATCCGGGAGGGCCGGGCCACCATCGATCAGATGACGGTCTATCTGAACGAGCAGCTCGGGGAGGCTGCCCCGTCCCGCTCGGCGATTGGGCGGTACAAGCTCTCGATGGAAGAGAGCATGAAGGTGTTCCAGGCGACGCAGGGGATGGCGCAGGTCTGGGCCAGGACCCTGGAGGAGGAGCCGGGCAGCCCGGTGGCGCAGCTTGCGCAACAGGTGCTCGGCAGCGTGGCGCTGCACACCGCGAACGCGGCGCTGAATTCCGGGGAGGCGGTCCCGGCGGGGGATCTGATGTTCCTGTGCAAGGCGCTGGATCATTTGAGCCGGGCGGAAAAGTCCACCGCGGACCGGATCCTGAGAGTGCGGAAAGAGGCGCTACAGGAAGCAGCGGCAGCGGTCGAGGAAGTGGCTAAGTCGCGCGGCATCTCGGAGGAGACGCGGGACGAGATCCGCCGCCGCGTGATGGGGATCTGATGGGCAACGCGCGGCGCATCCCCGAGAACCGCGAGGGTTTGTTCCTGCCGTATCAAGCGGCCTGGACCAAGGACGAGTCACGTCTGAAGTTGATGGAAAAGTCCCGGCAGATTGGGATCTCGTGGAGCACGGCCTATACCGCGGTCGAGCGCACCGCCACGACCGGCGCGCGCCACGATCAGTGGATCAGCTCGCGCGACGACCTTCAGGCGCGGCTGTTCATCGAGGATTGCAAGATGTGGGCGGGGGCGCTGGACCTCGCCGCGCAGGATCTCGGCGAGCGCCTTATCGATGAGGAGCGCCGCATCTCCGCTTATGTCATTGAGTTCACCACCGGCAAGCGTATTCATAGCATGTCCAGCAACCCGGATGCGCAGGCTGGCAAACGTGGCGGCCGGGTGCTGGATGAATTCGCGCTGCACCCGGATCCGCGCAAGCTGTGGACCATTGCCTATCCCGGCATCACCTGGGGCGGCAGCCTGGAGGTGATCAGCACGCACCGAGGGAGTCACAACTTTTTTAATGGTCTCATTCGCGAGGCGCGCGAGCAGGGCAATCCAAAGAAGATCAGTCTGCACCGGGTGACGCTGCAAGATGCGCTCGACCAAGGCTTCCTCTGGAAGCTGCAGCAGATGCTGCCGACGGATGATGAGCGCCAGGCGCTGGACGAGGCGGCCTATTTCGACTACGTGCGCGCGGGCTGCGCGGACGAAGAAAGTTTTCAGCAGGAATATATGTGCAGCCCAGCGGACGACGATGTCGCGTTCCTGGAATATGAGTTGATCGCCGCCGCCGAGTACGCGGCGGGCGTCAACTGGCAGAGCATTGAGACCCGCGAGCTGTATGCCGGCGTCGATATCGGGCGCAAGCGTGACCTCACCGTGCTGTGGGTGGTCGAGAAGCTCGGCGACGTGTACTACACGCGCCACCTCGAATGCCTGCGCAACATGAGTAAGGGCGAGCAGGAGAAGGTGCTGTGGCCCTGGATCGAGCGTTGCCGCCGGACCTGCCTGGATTACACCGGTCTCGGTATCGGCTGGGGCGATGACGCACTCTCCCGGTTCGGCGCGCACTGTGTCGAGCTGGTGACATTTACGCCGCGCGTCAAGGAGGAGTTGGCCTACCCGGTCAGATCGATCATGGAAGATCGGCGGCTGCGGATCCCGTACGAACCGAATGTACGCGCAGATCTGCGCTCGGTCACGAAGCAGACCACCGCCGCCGGGAATATCCGCTTCACCGCCGAGCGTACCCCGGATGGGCATGCCGACCGCTTCTGGTCGCTGGCGTTGGCGCTGCATGCCGCGAGCACGCCAGCGGTGAAGATCGAATTCGAATCCAGCGGCCGGCGCGCAACGTATCAAGAAGATATCCGCGGCCCGGCGATCTTTGGTGCACAGCCGCTGGATACAGGGTTCGGTGCGGTGGCCGGGAGGAATGACTTCAATGGGTGGGCGTGAGGAACTGAGCATGCAGAAAGGGCAACGGGTATCCAGCAGTAAGGATGAGCGGATCGTGAACAACGTCATGCGGCACGAGTACCGGGTTCTCTCCGAGAGTGAGAAAATACAGATACAGGCCATAAAGGACCTCGGCGAAGAATTTTTACACCGGCTTGATTCGCTCGGCAACAGCCGGGAACTGGCCCTGGCAAGAACCAAAATGGAAGAGGCCGTCATGTGGTCAGTGAAGCACATCACGGCATAATGCGATGTACACTCAGCGACACAGCGGCCTGATCGTTCCCCTGGCCTACGCCGAGCCCGCGGCCAAGCCGCAGTTGCAAGAGGTCGCTACGACCGCGAACGGCCGCGACATCACGCGCGGGTATGTCGAGGGCCTGCCGCTCCTGCCCTCGCAGGATACGGTGTTACAGATACGCGGCGGCGATCTCAAGATCTACGAGGAGATCGCCCGCGACGATCAGGTGAAGGCGGTGTTCGAGCAACGCCGCCTCGCGGTCGTCTCCAGGGATTGGGAGGTGGAGCCGGGGGACGATTCGCCCCAGGCGGAGGAGGCAGCGGATTCCCTGCGCGCGCAGTTACGCCAAATCGCCTGGGACCGCGTCACCGACAAGATGCTGTGGGGACTCTTC